GTACCGTATTTCCCTGGCACAAACTGGGTTGCGGTATTCTGTACCAAGCTCGTCTCTTGGACACTGTCCTACACTTTACCTCGCGGTATCGCTGTAGAAGTGTCCATGGCCATGACTCTTCTGGCTTGCTGGAAGATGGGATGGTTCGGGGAAAGACGGGAGCGTACCCTAGATGGTGAATAGGGGTACCGCCGGCCGGGGGTTTGCTCCCCCTTGGCCAGAGGCGTCATAGCTCCTGGGCACAAGCTGGTAGAGGGACCCGATGTTTGCAAACACACTGGGTTCACCCGCCAGCTGCTAATCCCACGCAGCTATTTGGCGCCGGACATTGTGACTCATTACAACTGTCACAACAACAAGATGATAGGCTTAACTGCACGTCATCTGCTTGACAACAATCCGGCGCCAAAATGGCTAGCCCACACACCCAACGGAACTCACTTCCTCAATCCAGGACCCCTTAAAGGTTACACTCAGCTTGAGTGGTTTGAGGCCATGCGTGAGACGGCTAACATGTATATTCAAAAGAATCTGGAATTTTCAGATTCCGCTGAATATATTGAGAAGTTTACCGGTCCGAAATACAAGAAGCTGGTTGATTGTTTTAATCGCACCCATAGCGAGAATAACATGAAAACTAAGATCACCAGCTTCGTTAAAGCGGACAAGTATACGGAAGAAATAGCCAACTCAAAACCCCCACGCATGATACAGTACAGAGATCCTGGCACAAACGTCGAGGTAAACAGGTTCCTAGAACCTATCGAAGAACTTGTGCTTAAAGGACCCGGTCTTGGCCCAACCAAGACTTCTGACTGTTCCAAGGGCCTAAACTTTAACGACCGCGCTAAACTGTGGTTGGAGAAGAGGAGGTATTTCCGTAACCCTGTGTGCCTTAAAGCCGATTTCAGCAAATTTGATGCCCATTTGCACACTCATATACTAGCGATCGTTCACTGGTTTTATGAGAAGATGATGGGCATACCCACGGGATTCATGGACTTCCAGTACAAGAACAAATGCAGTACTGGCAAGATCAAATATACTGCCGTGGGTACACGTATGTCTGGAGACAGAGATACTGGGGGGGGTAACTCCCTGGTTGTGATGTTTCTCATCAACACGATAGCTAGGCTCTCAAATACTACTATCGAGTTGTTGTGCGACGGAGACGACCAATGCATCTGGTTAGAATCAGGAGATGAAGTAAAATTCATGGAATGGTTATCGGATGTTATTCCCAAGTTTGCTG